AGTATATCTTCGTGTCAAGAGAAATATAAAATATTACGAACAAGACCCTAATAAGGCTTGACAAATTAAAAGACTTGTGATATACTATTACCATACGAGTGAAATATTGTCTATGATACGAGAAAACCTTCCAGAAGATACCAAAGAAGATAAGCTTTCAGGATACAAGCTAGATGACAAAGAGATCATCTTAACCAAGAAGCGTGGTCCTGGTTTTAAGTTTAACAATCCTAGTTACTTTAACCTAGAACAGAAGACAGATGCTTGTGCTTTGTATTGTGTTTATGGTGATGTAGACCAGGTTAGTGAAATGACAGGAATAGATCCTAAGTTTATTCGTCAATGGAAAGACGAACCTTGGTGGTCTGAAATCCAAAAGAAGGTGTTTGTAGAACAAAATGAAAAGCTGGCGTCTAGAATTAGTGGTGTTCTTGATAAGTCTCTTGAGCATCTTGTCGATAGACTGGATAATGGAGATTATCTTTGGGATGTAAGAAAGTCTAAACTGGTTCGTAAACCAGTAGACACAAAAGTTTTATCAAATTTATTTAACAATCTTGTAACTCGACGTCAACTTATTAGAGGCGAGCCTACAAGTATTTCAACTCAAGTTGCTGTCGATGACAGATTAAAATTGTTAGCTAGTCAATTTGAGAAGTTTGCTAACGCTAAAGAAGTCGAAGGAGTGTCAAATGAAGTCAAAGAAATCCCCAATGCCAATGAAATCCAAGAAACCAATGAAAAAGGGTAAGTGCTAATGGCTACTAAGCCAGGTTTGTACGCTAATATCCATGCTAAACGTGCTAGAATTAAAGCAGGTTCAGGTGAGAAGATGCGTAAAGTGGGAGCGAAAGGTGCTCCAACTGCAAAAGCGTTTAAACAAAGTGCTAAGACCGCTAAAAGGAAATAAATAAATGGCAACTAAATCTAAAAATTGGATTCAATCTGCAATTAAAAAGCCAGGAGCGTTACGTAAATCTCTTGGTGTTAAAAAAGGTGAGAAGATTCCAGCTGGTAAACTTGCAGCTGCTGCTAAGAAACCAGGTAAAATGGGTCAACGTGCTCGTTTAGCACAAACTCTTAAAGGTTTTAAATAAAATGGCTACCAAAAAGAAAAGCGTAAGCTTATCTGTTGGTCGTGGTGAGAAGTTACCTGTCTCTAAAGGAGCAGGTTTAACAGCTAAAGGCCGTGCTAAGTACAATCGTGCTACAGGATCTAACCTAAAAGCTCCACAACCAGGTGGTGGCCCACGTAAAAGATCATTTTGTGCAAGAATGTCTGGTATGCCAGGCCCTATGAAAGACTCTAAAGGAAGACCTACACGTAAAGCTGCTGCTTTAGCTCGCTGGAAATGCAAGTAAATGCCTGTAGACTATGTAGAGTTCTATCCTTCACAGGAATACATAGATAAAAACTGGGCACCTGTAAAGGTTCCCCTAAATTCTTTTAAGTCTCTTGCTAAATCACAAGCAATAGCAGAAAAACAAGGGATTCTATCCCCTGAAACTACAAAGTACTATCTTCCATCAGCTCTTACTGAAGGAAGATTTGATGATTACGGTGTAAACCAAGTAGATGTCAACTATGGTACAGCAATGCCTAAGAAAGCACGTGATGCAGACTTAGTAGCTCAAGATTACTTAGGTCAGTTAAATACACTTAATTCATATATGCAAGCTAACCCCAAAACAACTAAGAACTGGGGTCCTACTATACAGGCTGTAGGCCGTGAAATGAAAAAGTATTCAGATGTTCAATACGATGACCGTGTATGGAGTGGTAATGAACGTCAAGTAAGACTAAGAAAAGTAGCAGATGCTTTAGGTATTGGACATCTTGCATCTCAAGAAGTAGAAGCTGATGCTAAGTATGACAGGTACAATCCTAGAAATACAGAGTCTCAAGATGAAAGAGCAGCTATTAAAACACTAGCTCTTGCTAATAAGTACCATGAAGCTGGAGGTAAAGCACATGGACTTAAACTTTGGGAAATGTATAACGGAGCAGGCCCTAAGGCCCGTGAGTATGTTGGTAAACTTAAACATACTGATGAGATGATGTTACATCCTGCTAACAAAGATATGTACAATGCATATTTAAAACTTGTAGACGAACATAAGAAATCTAAATAATGCCAAGTTCACCAAATTATAAACGAGACTACAAAGCTGAGTATAAATCTCATCATGCTAGTCCTAAAGCTAAAGCCGATAGAGCTGCACGAAATAAAGCAGCAAGGGCTAAAGGTCAACCTGGTAAAGATGTAGACCATAAGGTACCTTTACGCAAAGGTGGAAGCAAAGCTTTAAGTAATACAAGAGTTAGAAGTGTTTCTTCTAACAGATCAGCTAATGGTCATAAACCTGGCGAAAAACAAAAAAGTTGTAAGTGTAAATGAAACTAACCCCTGAGCTAATCCACGGATTTGCTGGGGCTTGTTTAGCAAAGAGATACGACGGTTCAACCCCTACTCCGAAATGTCATCTTGAGTGGTGGGATCTCTGTTGCAGCGACAATCCTCTTGTAGCAATCGCAGCCCCGCGGGCACACGGTAAATCAACTGCGATCACTCATGCCTACTTGCTCGCTGCTCTTTTATTTAGAGATAAGAAGTTTGCTTTAATTGTTTCAGATACCGAGTCACAAGCGATTAACTTCCTTAGTGACTTAAAAGATGAGTTGATTAACAACGAAGATCTTATCAATCTCTTTGGTATTAAGGAACTAGTTAAAGATTCTCAGACTGACATCATTGTATCTTTTACAGATGGTGAACAGTTTAGAGTTTTAGTACGTGGTGCCGAACAAAGAGTTCGAGGTTTGAAATGGGATCAAAAGCGTCCTGATTTAATTATATGTGATGACTTAGAGGGCGATGAACAAGTACAATCCAAAGACAGACGTGAAAAGTTCAGAAGGTGGTTTTATGCTGCACTTCTTCCTTGTCGGGCTCAGCATGGTATTGTACGTATTGTGGGAACTGTGTTACATCTCGATTCCTTACTCAATCGTCTTATGCCTCCCGATTATGATGGCGATTATACTAAGGTTGAGTCTTTAAGAACTTATTCAACACGTAAACGTGTAGAGTGGAGATCTGTAAGATACAGAGCTCACTCAGAAGATTATCAAGATATTCTTTGGGCTGATAGATATACAGCTGATTTTTTTAAAGATAAAAAAGAAGACTATACTAAACAAGGTATACCTGAAGTTTATGCTCAAGAGTTTCTTAACTATCCAGTAGATGAGTCTACTGCATATTTTAAAAGACCAGACTTTATTGAGATACCAAAGTTTACATTAGATGCAATTAAACACAAAGAAAAGAAACTTACTTACTATGCTGCAATTGACTTCGCCATCTCTACTAGAGAGCGTAGCGATTATACTGTCATTGCTATTGGTGGTATTGACTCAGATGGTATTATGAACATAGTAGACTTGAGACGAGGAAGATGGGATTCCTTAGAGATAGTTGAAGAAATGTTTGCAGTACAAAAGAAATATGAACCACAATACTTTGTTACAGAAAAAGGTGCTATTGAAAAAGCTTTAGGACCTATTTTAAGACGAGAGCAATTAGCAAGACAAGAATACATGAGTCTATTCCCAATGACTCCTACAAAAGATAAACAAACTAGAGCTAGATCTTTTCAAGCAAGGTTTAGAGCTGGTGGTGTTAAGTTTGACAAGAGTGCTCCTTGGTATCCAGATCTAGAAGAAGAAATGGTTAGATTTCCTAAAGCTAGACATGATGACCAAGTGGATGCTTTAAGTTGGTTAGGTTTAATTGTAGACCAAGTACAAGATGCAGATACTCCTGAAGATGAAGATGAGTACGAGTATCAAAGGGCTAAACGTAACTCTCAAAATGATGGACGTTCTCAAATTACAGGATACTAAATGGAACTAGACGTAAAATTAAATATTAATAAGATTGTTAATTCACCTAATATTGTTGAAATGTTAGATGAACGTGCTCTTAATACTATTGGCTATAATGTAATTACAGAATTCAATTTAGACAAAGAATCAAGATCACAATGGGAAAAACGCGTAGAGTCAGCTATGAAGTTAGCTCTACAAGTAGCAGAAACTAAATCATTCCCATGGACTAATGCATCAAACATTAAGTTTCCATTAGTTACTATTGCAGCATTACAGTTTCATAGTCGTGCTTACCCAGCATTAATTCCTACACAAGATATTGTTAAAGTTGATTGTGATACTTCAAATGCTTTAGATCCTCAACAAAAAAAAGAAGCAGAAGATAAAAGCAAGCGTGTTGAAAAACACATGTCTTACCAGTTATTGAAAGAAGATCAAAACTGGGAAAGTGAAATGGATAAAGTTCTTATCACAGTACCTATTGTAGGCTGTGCATTTAAGAAAACATATTGGGATTTTAATGAAGATCATCCAGTATCAGAAAATGTATTAGCAAAAGACTTTGTTGTTTCTTATTGGACAAAAAGTTTAAAAGATTGTAATCGTCAATCACACATTCTTTACTTATCTGCTAATGATGTTCTTTCTAGACAACGTAGAGGTATTTGGGGTGACTTTAAGTTAACTCGTCAACAACCAATTGATGAAGATAACTTAACACAAGCACAAGATCTAGCACAAGGTGTTAATCAACCTCAATCAGATCCTTCAAATCCATATGAATTTATTGAGCAACATAGATGGGAAGATTTAGATGGTGATGGTTTTAAAGAGCCATATATCATTACAGTACATAAAGACTCACGTAAAGTAGTTCGTATTGTAGCAAACTATTTTGAAAGTTCTATTAAACGAAACTCTAAAGGTGAAATACTAAGTATTAAACCTGAGAGTTACTTTACTAAATATTCATTTATTCCATCACCTGATGGTGGTTTTTATGATATTGGTTTTGGTATTCTTTTAGGACCATTAAATGAATCTATCAATACAATTATTAATCAACTTGTTGATGCTGGTACCATGGCTAATACTGCTGGCGGATTTCTATCTAGAGGAATCAAAATCCGCGGTGGTAATTATAACTTTGCTCCTTTGGAGTGGAAGCATGTTGATTCTACTGGCGAAGACTTAGCAAAAGGTATTTATCCATTACCTGTTCGTGAACCATCACAAGTATTATTTACATTACTACAAACTTTAGTTAACTATGGTGAACGTATTGTAGGTTCTACAGACATTATGGTAGGTGAAAATGTTGGTCAAAATACACCAGCAGAAACATCACGTACTATGGCAGAACAAGGTATGAAAGTATTTGCAGGTATATTTAAACGTATTTATCGTTCTCTAAATGAAGAGTTACGTAAAGTATACAGACTTAATCAACTTTATTTACCTGAAGAGTATCGATTTAGTGGAAGTGCTGTTTTAGCATCTGACTATGCAAGTTCATCAGCAGATTTAAGACCAGCTGCAGATCCATATGTAGTATCTGATATTCAACGTGTCATGCAAGCTGAAACACTTAAACAAACAGCTCTTATGGTACCTGGATTCAATACGTATAAAGTTATGTACAGATATCTTGAAGCACTTAAGATACCTAACATTGAAGAAGTTTTACCTGATCCTGCAGGTCCTAACGCTATCCAAAGCGGTCCAGACGTTAAGGTTCAAGTTGAACAAATTAAAGCCCAAGAACGTAAACTATCACTTGAAACTAAGTTTAAACTTGGTGTCTTGAAGTTACAACAAGAGGCTGAATTAAATAGAGCTAAGATACTTAAAATGGAAGCTGACGCAGCTAAAGCACTTGAAGAAGCAGGTGGTGTTAAAGCAGGTCATGATATTGCCATGTTGCAAACTCAATTGGGTGCTGCTAAAGCTCACCAAGAAGGTATTCTTAAATCTATTGAGATGATGATGAAAGCAACCGAGGGAGCAATAGAGTATGACAATAACGCAACAGGAGTTCTTGGATTGGGTGGAGAATCCAGTGACCAAGGCTCTCAAGAAGTCCCTACACAATGATAGGGAATACATGAAAGAAATGCTTGTCCGTAGTAATGTGGACAATGAAGAAGAAGTAAAAGGTAGATGTAGTGCAGTATTAAATATCCTTAATATAACATATGAGGATTTAGTAGAAGGAGCAAGAGAAGATGCAAAATACTAGTGGTATTCATCCAAAGGGTCATAGAGTTTTAATACTTCCAGATCCAGTGGAAGAAACAACACAAAGTGGTATTATTGTTTCAGTAGGTCTTGAAAGAGATAGAGAAAGGCTAGCACAACTAAAAGGTACTATTGTCGAAGTTGGCGGTAGTGCATGGTTAGATCAACCTGAGCCATGGGCTAAGGCTGGTGATCATGTAATCTTTGGTAAGTACTCTGGTTTAATCTATCAGGGAGCTGATAACAAAGAATACCGAATCATTAACGATTTAGATGTTGTAGCAATAGTCGATTAGGAGAAAACATGACAGAAGAAAACAAAGTAGTAGACCAACAACAAGAACCAAGTAGTGAGCAACAACCAGTACAACTTGATCCACAAATTGAAAAAGAAGCTAGACTTTTTGGATGGGTTCCAAAAGAAGAGTTTAGAGGATCAGAAGATGACTGGGTAGATGCAGAGGTTTTTGTTAAACGTGGTAAAGAAATTAATCCTATTTTACGTAAGAACAATGAACTTCTTATGAAGAAATTGGATGAAAAAGCCAAAGAAATTGACAGCATAAAAGCTTCTGTAGAGGAATTTAAACAGTTCCAAAAAGAATCGTTTGAACGTAAAGCAGCTGAGTATGAAGTACAAATAGCTCAGTTAAAAACTAAAAAACGAGAAGCAATTGCAGCAGGGAATGGCGATTTGGTAGTTGATATTGACGATCAAATTGATTCATTAAAAGAAGCTCAGAAAGAGGCTAAAGAGGAATCTAAAAAGAAACCTGTAGAACCTCAAAAAACTGAAGCTCAAGTTAGTGTACCAGAAGACCCAGATTTACAAAGTTGGTTAGGTCGTAATCAATGGTTTGGACAAGACCTTGAAATGACAGATGTAGCTAACGGGTTAGGTTCATCAGTACGCAAACAATTCCCTCACCTTACTGGTCGTGCTTTTTTAGATAAGCTTGATGAAAAAATAGCAGAGTACTTTCCTCATAAAACCTTAGGTAATAAAGCTAAGGGTAGTGCAGTAGATTCTACTGGTAACGTTAGAGGAGGTACATCATCTGGTAAAAAATCCTATGATAATTTACCACCTGATGCAAAACAAGCATGTGATCGATTCATTAAAAATGGATGGATTAAATCTAAACAAGAATATGTAGATAATTACGACTGGAATTAAGGAGAACAATTATGGCAAGAGCATTAACAATCGAAGAGAAAAAAGAACAGGCATTAGCAAGAACAGTAAATGATCGTCCTACACGTGATCGTGTTAGAAACGTATTTAATGGTACTCAAGCTAAGTTAACTGTTAATCATGATATTCCTGGATACAAGCTTCACATTTTCAATGATGAACCTGGTCGTATCCAATCCGCACTCGATGGTGGTTGGGAGTTTGTTAAACCTGATGAGGTGGGCGGTGTTAAAGATAGTGTGACGTCTGGTAATACAGACTTAGGAGATAAGGTAAGATACCTCGTTGGTAGTAGTGAGAAAGGCGACGGTCTATATGCCTACTTGTTAAAAATTAAACAAGAATGGTATGATGAGGACCAAGCAGAGATACAAAAACGTAATGATCGTGTAGATGATGCAATTCGTGGTGGTGTAAATACTAAGAGCGGTACTACTGCTGAAGGTTTTTATACTCCAAGAGAAGGTATCAAATACAATACTAAATAACTTAATTTCTAAAAGGAAATAAAATGGCAAACGCAAATACCCCTCGTGGCTTGTCTCCAGTAGGAACAATTACTGGTGCAGCTTACAATGAGCAGGGTCGCCTTTATGCTATCGCTAACGACGGAACAAATACATACGCTATCGGTGATATTGTAAAAGTTGCTGGTTCAGGCGATGCAAACGGTGTACCTTATGTTACAAAAGCGGCTACTACTGATACTCCAGTTGGTGTTATCGTTGGTATCCGTGTTGCAGATCCAGGTGTATCACTTGTTGGTACAACACTAGCTCTCAACACAATCTACTTACCACTTAACTCTGGTACTCGCTACGTTTACGTAGTTGACGATCCAAGTGTTATTTTCGAAGTACAAGGTGACGCTACTGGTGTAGCAGTTGCTGATATTTTCAAGAATGCTGGTTTAACAATTACTGCTAACCAAACAACTCTTGCTCAATCAGCACCGTTATCTAACACAGTATTGAATGCTTCTTCATTCTTAGCTATTGGATCTTCAGGTTCATTAGCATTACCATTGCAAATCATCGGCCTATCACAACGCGTTGATAATGAGCCAGGTGCTTATGCTAAAGCTTTGGTAAAATGGAACAAGCATCAATTCCTCAACCCAGTTGGCACAGCTTAATTAAGGAGAATATAACATGGCTGGTATTATAACAACCGCTTCACATCCTAAAGCCCTCTGGCCTGGGATTAAAGCATGGTGGGGTCAAGTCTATGACGAACATGCAACAGAATATGATAAATTGTTCGATAGCGACACATCATCAATGAACTATGAAGAAGACGTACAACTCACAGGCTTCGGTTTAGCTCCGCAAAAACCTGAAGGTTCTGGTGTTGCTTACGATTCTGAAATCCAAGGTTTCACAACACGTTATACACATATTGCTTACGCATTAGGTTATATCGTTACTAAAGAAGAATTGGATGACAATCTTTATGAGCAAGTGTCACGTCGTCGTGCAGCTGCATTAGCAATGTCTTTCCGTCAAACGAAAGAAAACGTTGGTGCTAACGTGTACAACCGTGCATTTAACTCAACATACAAAGGTGGTGACGGTGTAGAATTATGTTCTACAGCTCATCCTAATACATCTGGTGGCACATTTGCTAACAAACCAGCTGTAGATGCAGACTTATCTGAAGCTTCTATCGAAGACGCTTTAACAGCAATTATGGGTTTCCAAAATGACCGTGGTCTCTTGATCAATGTTATGCCAAGAAGCTTAATCGTTGCTCGTCAAAACTTCTGGAATGCTCATCGTATTCTTAAGTCAGCATACACACCTTCAACAGCAAACAATGCAGTGAACGTTTTAGTAGCTACAAATGCGTTACCAGAAGGTATCGTAATGAATCACTACTTAACATCACCAAATGCATGGTTTGTTCGTACTAACATCCAAAACGGTCTTAAGTACTACAGCCGCGTAGGTATTCAATTTGATCAAGACAATGATTTTGATACAATGAATGCTAAGGCTAAAGGTTACGAAAGATATAGCTTTGGTTGGACAGACCCTAGAGCAATCTACGGTGTTAATGGTCCTTAATTAGGACTTAATTAAAGGCGGGAGGGGCTTAAAATGTCCCTCCAATCTTTATACTAGGAGTTAATATGTCATATCCGATTGAAGAAAAAAAAGGTAAACGCCCACCTGTTAAGAAGGGCAAATAATTTATTGTTCTCTGATGACGCTTAGAAATAAGCGTTGTTAATGAATATAACAACGTCAAAGGAGATTTTTATGTCTAATCCAACAAGATTTTCAAATGGTGTGTCAACTAATGACTCACAATATTTATTCGGTAACTATCCGTTACCAGCTCCATTTACTTCAAGTGGTTCTACACTAACTGGCGTAGCAGAATATGCTAATGACTTCGTAGAGTCAGTTGCTGAATATACAGTTACTGGTTCAGGTTCAGGTATTGCTTTAGCATCAGGTAATGGTGGTATTGCAGTTCTTACACCAGGTGGTACAACTACAGCTACAGCTGCTTACAAAACAGCATCTAACGTAGCTTTCGTAGCAGGTAATCAAATGTGGTTCAGTGCTCGTTTTAAAGCATCAGCTGTATCAGGTACTAAATCATTTTATGTAGGTTTAAGAGCAGGTTCTTCTGCTAATGATGGTTTATGGTTTGCAAAAGCAGCATCATCAACATCAGTTAACTTAGTTTCAGTTGTTGGTTCTACTTCAACTACATTAGTAACAGGAGTTGCAACTGCAGCTGCTGATACATACTTAGAACTAGGTTTCTACTACAATGGTACTGATCTATTAGTATTCTCAAACAACGTAATGGTTGCTAGAGTATCTGCACCTACTATTGGTTCTTCAGGTACAACATTAACTAACGCTAACTTAGGTCCAGTAATGCAAATTACACCTACAGCTACTGATACATTAACTGTTGATTATATCGCTGCATCTGTCGAAGTAACAAGATAATAGGAGGCTAACATGGCTAATGTAACCTCAGTTCAAACACTAGTTGATAGTGAACGTAATTTAGTTATCAAACTAGTTGGTATTTTAGATACAAGTAATGTGAGTTTAACTACATTAATTGATCCAGCACTTGTTGCTGCAGTTAATGCTTCAGGTTTAAATTCACAACAACCTACTAAAGTAGCAATTAAAAAGATTAACTATGACGTAGAAGATGGTTTAGCTGTTAACCTTTATTGGGATGCAACTACCGATGTACCTATCTGGAGATTTACAGGTAGAGGTTGTGTAGATGCAAAACACTTTGGTTTCTTACAAAACAATGCTGGTACAGGAGTAAACGGCAAAGTTTTATATGATACAGATGGCTGGTCATCAGGTACACTATCATTCAGCATGACTATTGAATGTATTAAACAGTGGAGTTAACATGGAAGAAATCATAGGTTTATTGTTTCATGCTCGTAATGTAGCTCATAAGGAACATTTAAAAACTAAGAGTTATGCAGCTCATAAAGCTCTTGGTAATTTCTATGATGAAGTCATTGAATTGGCTGATGATCTTGCAGAAGCATATCAAGGGGATGAAGGCATTATGGCAGACATCCCTTTGTTTGCTACTACACCATTAGAACCAATTGATGATTTTCTAGTTAAGCAAGTAAACATGATTGAAAAATTACGTCATTCTGCTTCTTCTAGATCTGCCGTTCAAAACATCATTGATTCAATCATTGCTTTATATTTAAGTACTATTTATAAATTAAGAAACTTATCATGATAACTTCTGATGCTAAAGTAAAACAAATGGAAATTTCTGCTGTTATTACAAGAGCAGATGGTACTATTGTAAATCTTGGAACAATTCAATATTGGAACAAGAATCCACTTAAACGATTATTATGGAGAATTAAAAAATGGCTACACTATTAGTAAACACTGGTAAGGCAATTGTAACAAATTACCTTGCAGGTGGTGCTGCTACTCAACCTAAGTATGCTGGATGGGGTACAGGTGCAGGTACTACTTCTGCTACTGACACAACTTTATTTAGTGAAACTGGTTCACGTACAACAGGTACAGCAACACAACAAACAACATCAACTACAAACGATACCTATCAAGTTGTTGCTACAATTACTGCTTCTGGTACTGTAACAATTACCAATGCAGGTTTGTTTGATGCTGCTACATCTGGTAACCTATTTGTTAAAGGTGACTTTACAGGTATTGGTTTAACATCAGGCGATAGCATTCAGTTCACTTTTAAAACTCAATTTAGTTAATATGATATGGCTCTTAACCAAAGGGCAGTTAACGAAGAGGTTATAAATGGAGGACCAGTACAACGTAATGTAGTACTCGTTGCGTACATTTACGCCAATCAAGTTTACACTTATATCAGTGGAGCTATCAATAGTTTCTTCTTAAATGTAAAAGCTATTGATAGTGCTTCTACCCCTGATAGCTATGTAAACTCAAGTATTATTAAACAATTTAATAAGACTTTATTATCTAGTTTAGCAAGTACTGTAACCCTATTAG